GCTATGATGAAAGCAATGGGATTGAGTAAGTAATATGGCACAACAGTATGTAGGCATAACCCTTCCCTTAAAAAGAGGAAACACGGGGTATTTTTCACAATCTACCACCATTCTAGAACAAACAAAGTCAAATCTTAAAAATTTGATTTTAACTAGAAAAGGTGAACGGGTCGGGTTGCCTACATTTGGTTGTGATTTGTGGAAAGTTATCTTTGAACAAATATCAGATGAAACCAAAGAACAAGCAAGACTTGTAATTATAGAAGCTATAGACAATTGGTTACCTTTCTTGGAACTTGTCGAATTCGACATCACAGAAAATACAGCTGAAAACCGCTTAGAACTTTATTGTTTATATCGGTTTAGAAGTAATCCAAACGTAACGGATTCGGTTACAATTGAAGTTGGGGGTGAGCAAGCTCTATCTGAAGTAAGCACATCCGACACATCAGCTACTACAATCCGAGGCCTTGTTCGAGGAACAGTGCCGGGTAGATAAATTTAAATTAGGAGTACTAGATGGCTAGTAATCAGAGTATAATCATACAACCACGGCCAAATGTCAAGAGAATTAATTATATTTCTAAGACATTTACCGACTTTAGACAAAATCTTATAGAGTTCGCAAAGTCATATTACCCAAACACATACTCGGATTTCAATGAATCTTCCCCAGGTATGATGTTTATAGATATGGCTGCCTACGTCGGTGATGTTCTTTCGTTTTATATTGATAACCAATTTAAAGAAAATTTACTTGCATACGCTGAACAAACTGAAAACGTAGTCACACTCGCTCAATTTCTCGGATACAAACCAAGATTAACAGCACCTGCTACAACCAGCGCAACCGTATACCAAATCGTCCCAGCTAAACTTACGGATGGGGTATATTCCCCAGACCCGTTATATTTGTTAAAAGTTGGCGCAGGAACTATATTTACCACCAATGACCAAAGCCCAATACAATTTAGATTAATTGAGGATATAGATTTCAGTGATATCACGGAATCTAACTATATTATTAACTCATTGGCTGGCGGTTTACCTTCCACATTTATAGTAGAAAAACAAGCAAAGTTAGTTGCCGCCGTAGCAAAGACGGCGACTTTTAATTTTGGTACCGCCCAAAAGTTCACTACAATAACATTACCAAATGAACCAATTATCGGAGTTGAAAGTGTAGTAGATTCTGATAATAGTACGTGGTACGAAGTAGATTATTTGGCACAAGATGTCATCATGGATGACGTAGATGTAACAAATAATAATGAAGATGGCGTCATGCCAAGTGCAAAGTTAAGATTACGTAAGGTACCAAAAAGATTTACAACAAGAGTTAATAGAAATTTACGAGTAGAATTACTATTCGGTTCAGGCACAGGCGACGATTCTGAATTAAATCTGACTTTAGATTCTCGCCAAGTCGCAAATAATCAATATGGTAATATTATTAAGAATGTGCTAGGAAACACTTCAGTAAATAACGTAAATTTCCTAAACAGTAATGCATACGGAATTGCCCCAGCAAACACTACACTTACTGTAACCTATTTAGTTGGTGGTGGCACAAGTACAAACACTCCGTCAAATACAATTGTAAATGTAAGTAACCCAATTATTTTAAATGACACTACCGCATATTCTACCGCAGAATTATCCGCGTTTAATACTGCGGTACAAAGTTTGTCTGTAAATAATGAAGAACCAGCCACGGGTGGCGGTGACGGGGAGTCTACAGAAGAAATCAAACAAAATGCATTAGGATTCTTCAACGCACAAAACCGTGTGGTCACGGTAGATGATTATATTATTAGAGCACAAGCGTTACCCGAAAAGTACGGTAGAGTTGCAAAAGCTTATGCTATCCGTGACGAACAAATAAACAGAATTCAAAGTACCACATCATCAGACCGTACATATGTAGACAATCCAGTACGTCCAAATACTATAAATCTATATACCTTGGGATATAATAAGGCTGGAAACCTCGCTACACTAAATACGATTGTAAAAGACAATTTAGCACGTTATCTAGAACAATACCGTTTGATGACAGATGACGTAAACATTCTTGATGCGTTTATCATTAATATCGGTGTTCAATTTGAAATCGTAGTATTTAAAAACTATAATATGCGGGATGTATTGACTCGTTGTATTGGTGAAATTCAAAACTTCTTCTCTATCGACAAGTGGTCTATCGGTCAACCAATTATTTTGGCTGATTTAAGAAATGTCATTAATACAATCGATGGCGTTAAGACATTAAGAAATATTGAAATTTTCAACAAGTACCAATTCGTTGACGGCGTAGAGTATCAACCATATCGCTATCCAATCGATGAAGCTACTATTGATGATGTTATTTATCCAAGTCTCGACCCAAGTATCTTTGAGTTGAAGAATCCACAAACAGATATCATAGGGACCGCATCACAATGAAAATATTCCTAACCGCCAGTAAAGACACAACCATTTACCAAGCATATCCAACAAATAATGCTGGCTTGGATGAAATTCTTGAAATTGGTAAAGTGGTAGATACCGCATTAGTCGAACCCAGTTATATTTCGGCATCGGCTAGAACTATGTTATATTTTGAATTACCGACAACGGCAAGTGTTTCCACGGGGTCAAATTATTATTTAAATTTGAAATTAGCACAAGCAGATAATGTAAAGCGAAATCAAAAACTTCTATTATATCAAGTATCCCGTTCGTGGGATGAAGGTAGTGGATATTTTTACCAAGATGTACAGAACGCTAACGATGGAGCAACGTGGAACCAAGCTACCACATCTGTATCGTGGAGTAGAGCTGGTGGAGACTTCCTCACTGGATCCACCTCCGCTAGTGTTACACTATCAGAATATCCGCTTGGAGATTTAAGAATCGATGTAACCAATATTATTTCTCCAATAGTAAGCCAATCACTTCAAAGTAATTTCTACGGAATAGTATTACAGTTTCCAACCGCTGATGAAATTGATTCAAATAACAAGGGTAGCATTAAAGTATTTTCTACACAAACGCATACCATTTATCAACCTACACTAGAAGTCAGTTGGAATAACCAATCGTTCTCAACTGGAAGTTTGGTTGCGGTTCCAACTTCATTAAACGTTAAGGTGGTACCAACCAATTTAAAACAAGTGTATGCAAAGGGTGATATCAGTAAAGTAAATCTTGTGGTACGTGATGAATATCCATTAAAAAACTTCGATTCAGTTCTACGATATAAAAACAAGTATTATCTACCTACCTCATCATATTATTCAATCGTTGATACACAAAGTAATACAACGGTCGTAAACTTTGATGATGGTTCGCGCATCAGCACAGACCCAACGGGGTCATATATAGTGTTAGATACATCACCATTATATAGTGGTCGCTTCTATACACTAAAAATAAAGATAAATTCGGGTGGATATACCAGAACTATTGATACAAGTACTACGTTTCAGGTTGAATAATCTATGACAAATACCATTCGCGTGTATAGCGACAATCCAGATGCTAACGCAGTTGAAAGCAAGTCAACGATAGACATCTCATTTAGTCAAGTAGATGCTACAGCTTCCAACTACAGTGCATCTATGAAAACTAACTACGATGGGTCTGCACAAATTGTAGTAGCTGGTGGTGACCCAACGGTAGAACGTGGTAACATTTATTATACGCCGCTGTACGTAGAAAATATTAATTATGATGTTTGGAAGACTACGATAAATAAAACTTTTGAAGAGCTGACATAATGGCAAATCAAGAAAATTTTAAAACGGACGTATTAAGTGAATCAAAACGGTATGCAAAGTATACCGTTTCTCGCGTTATCGAAAATCTAACGGATGACTTGTTATCTATGGAAGTTCCTGCGGAATTTCCAGTAAATCTAAATGGATACAATGTTGAAGTTAATATCTATAGTTTAGCAGACAATTCACTTATTTTTACTACTACCGTTTCAAATGAAACTACTCCAGGCGCATTAGTCACTAAAACGTTAACTTACGACGATAATACTGGCAGAAATTTATTATTTATAGACTTCTCAAAACTCACCGGAATAAACTTTCCGGTTGGTCAAGTTTCTGCAACATTTAATTTCTTTAAGAATGAAGTCGGTTCATCAACTGACCAAGTATTAAAAGTAACCGATATCTCTATTACAAGACAAGAAATAGAATTAGAATTAACCGATGCAACAAAGATTAATGAACTTAATAAGTTTGCAATACCGTATATTTCCGCAGCAAATGTACAAAATGCTATCAAACAACTATTTAATCAACCAAATAGTGCTACTCTTGTTACCTACACAACAGGAAGTCAGCTTAATAGTCAATCAATCGCTTCACTACTTGGTGAAACTACCACGGATGATTTGGTAAAATATGGATTTGATACAGGAAGTGTAAATTTTCCTGGGGTATATCAAATCGCACAACAAGTATTAGATAATGCGTATCTAGTAGTATCAAATACCGTTGCAAGAGACATAACAAATCTAACCAGTAGCTTTACCAGCGTATATTTAAATGATATTGCGGCGAATGCGATTCGCACAGAGTATGAAAAGGTAACCAGAAATCAACAATATAGATTTATATTACTATGAGCACTTTTGACATAACCAAAGCATTTGAGTACGTATTCCCTACTAGTAGTATTGAGTATATCAAAAATACTAGTAATCCTGCGGTTAGTGTGCCACTGACATTAAAAAATAATGACAGCACTATTCCTATTTCTCTTATAATCAACGCGGAAAACACAAGTACCCCAACGGTACAAGTATATAACACTGCATCTGGGTTGGTGTCGAATAATACGAGAGTAATACAAATTCCACCAGTCAGTTCTGTAGAGTTAAAAGTATTTGCAAATCCTTCCGCTTCATTCTCAGTAAGTAGCTCTCGTAATGTAATTCAAGAAAGTATTTTACTTGATATTGTGTCTGGAAGTGTCACTAGTAGTGCACAAATTATAAACATCAATACAGCAAGTAACGATAGATTTGGTGTAGACTCTGATATAGCTCCAAGAGAATTAAAGTATTATGCAGATAGAATAACTTATGCAGGGGATGAACTATCGTTTCTCGGTTCATATGTAACAGCATCAATTGGTGAATATGAGTTTGAACCGGTATTTAAGATAGTAAAATCTACTAGAGTTATCTTTACTCGCGGTCAACTCCAAGAAAAACAAAGAAAATTAAGAATTATCTTAGATAACTTCAGCCAACCCGTATCGGGATATTCTCCGCTAGCTCCTGGTGGAAGTTTACAAGAAGTTATGGTAAGTAATGTTTGGTTCTTTAATAAGCAAGATTTTCCAAACATGAATCCAAAATTGTACTCGGACCCAAAAGCTTCTGTATTTGGAATTTGGGGACGAGGAGTTAGTACACAACCACCAGAATCTTATGCTGGTGGAACTGTTCGATTATTAAAACAAGCGTTAGCAAATGCACTGTTCTGTGGAGTAGGAGAATGTGCAGATAATTACCCACCAGATTACAGAACACACTTTGATTTTTCTGACAAGTATATTCCATCTTCTATAACCGTTAATGGTAGACAACTAAGCGCTAACGAACGTCTATTTGCGTATTGCCAAGATATAGTTAAGTACTATATAAGACTCATTGATAGTATTTTAAACACGCAAGATAGTGCCTACGTTAGTCTTGACGCAACAAATATCGAATCGGCAAGAATAGCAATTCCTACTAGTGTAACATTTATAACGTACACGGTTCCATTATTAGATGCTTTATTATCCGGGTCTACCAAAATTGTTAACGATAAAGCAATTACTTTCTTTGATGAATTAAAAGAATATAAGAGTATCCTTAACTTCAACGTAGACCGCCAATATGTGATTGAAGCGTGGCGGTTGGCACCTACCGATTCAAACAAAGTTCAACTTAGACTACTAACACCTGTTGACGATAGTATTCAAACATTGGATACCGCATATATTACGCGGGATATCGCTAAGAGTGTAGTTGACACATTTGAATTAGAACTAGGACAGCCGGCAGATACTACTCCATACTTACGTCCAGTAAACAATTCAATAAAATTTGATGTAGCAACTGACAAGTACATTACTAACGCAACAATCCAATCTTTAGGATTATCCACTGGGTCAGCAGGCACAGTCGTAAGTGGTAGCACCTATTCATATAATGATACCGTGTTCCGTAGATGGCTTACCGCAGATTTTAATTCATCGGAATTAAATATCAATTTTTCAGATTACAGAAATTTTGTAAACTTTGGTTCTGCGTATGATAGGTTGATTACCTTTAAAAATAAACTAACTGAAATAGAAAGTCTTACTACAGCAAGTATATCTGCAAGTTTATCTAGTAGTAACGCTGGTGGGTCAAATAAAGCTTTACAAATTGAAAATGTTATTCGTAATTTCGACCCTTACGAACAATTCTTATATTATGCACCAACATCATCTATCTATTCAGCAAGCGTTGATTATGTAGATAGTGGTGTAGAATATAATGCGCCAGGCACATGGCCAAAAAATAGTGATGGGACGGTATATAGCGTAACGCAGGCATCATCATGGTTTACTACACAATCTGTGATTGCACAACGATTCGATGAATATAATCAAAATATATTGTTGAAGCACTTACCGCTTCACATTCAAGAAAGTGCAGAGTCTCAAGAATTCTTAACATTCGTATCGATGATTGGTCATATGATGGACGGCATCAAGGTATATATTGACCAATTCCCGTATATTCACTCCACTACACCAGACCCATTTGATGAACTTACGATGGACCAAGTGTATGAAGTTGCGCAATCGTTTGGATTAGAGTTACCAAATATATATTCATTAACTAACTTAGAAAACTTTATTTCCACATATAGTAGCGATAGTGGTTCTCGGTCATTAGTAGCCGAAACTTGGAAGAGAGTTTTACACAGTGCAATTTACTTGGTAAAGAGTAAAGGGTCACGTACATCAATTGATGCAGTACTCAACACATACGGTATTACATCACCAGTATTACAAATTAAAGAAAGTACTTATCCAATAGCTGGAAATTATATTCGTTCGGATGAATTAACCTACGGATTGACATTTAATTCTGCTTCATCAAATTATTTGTCTGTTCCTTTTGTGTCTGCATCATTTACTGCACAGACTATACAATTAAGATTTAATCCAACATTAAGAAAAGCAGCGTCATTAGTGACTGGAGATAGTAAATGGACAATTGACATTGTTCCACATCCATCAGCATCAAAGTTGGACTACGGAAAAGTTCAAGTAACCAGTGGTTCAACAAGAACAATTATTGCATCCAGTAGCTATTTCCCACTATTTAGCACAGACTATACTGATATAATGTTACGTAGTCAATCTTCGGATTTGCATATTATTCAAACCGATGGTGACCAAATTCTTTATCAAGAATCCGCATCAGTAAACCTCGGTGGAATGTGGAATAATACCACGTTCATTTACGTAGGTAGTAATGGAACAAATGAATTAGATAAATACAATGGTGTAGTTGATGAAGTTCGTGTTTGGGGAGAGAATACATCTGTACAAAACTTTACCGAACAAGCATACGATCCTGGTTCATTATACGGAAATAATTATACATCGTCATACGATAATCTGTATGTACAATTATCGTTCAGTCAACCATTAACTTCCATTACCCAATCAGTATTTAATGAAACACCATACGAAAATGTTTCATTAATTCCAACGGTTGCGGCAAATGGATTTACTACCGCCTCCTATATAAGATTCCAACGAAGCATTAAACAATTTGTACCAATTGTTGGTGGAACTATCTTTAGTAATAGAAAAGTCGTTGTCTCACCACCACCCGTATTTGCTAACCAATATGTTGATGACAATGGAACAAAAGTACTCAAGCCAAATGCAAGTATTAAAGCAGTTTCTGAAAAGAGTTATTCGGCTGGGTTGAATCAAGTGTCGGTAGCAATATCACCTACCGATTACATTAATCAAAATATTATTCGAAGTATGGGTGTGATTGATGTTAATAATGTTATTGGTACGCCAAGAAACATTAAAAACTATTCGTATGCATACTTAGACAATCTTAGAAATGAATTCTTAAAGTATTTTAATAAATCAGTAGACCCGAACGAATACTCACGTTTCTTCCGTAATTTAGTCCAAGCTCCATCAGAAATGGCTGAAACTATGGTTCCAGCGCGTGCTAAATTAATTGATGGTATTGTGATTGAATCGGATATATTGACAAGAAATAAGAGTACATTGGCCCGTTCATTTAGAGTTAGTGGTAATGATACAGAGTTAAACAACGCTTATGTTAGTGGTTCTGGTTCATTTAATGTAGGAGCATTTACATTTGATGCTAGTTATGACATGGAAGCTGAACGAGAACTTTTAGGGGATACGACGCAGTGGGAAGGCGAAATTAATGTTCCTGACGAAGTGACGCCAATTAGTAGTACCCCATCGGATAAATTGTCTAAGCAAAGAAAAGTTTATCAGTATATAAATAATGTTACATCGGGTTCATTGGTAACATCATCTATTATGGATGACCGTAGTGCATTTTTAACTATTGAGGCGGACGCGATAGAAACCAGACCAGAAGAACGGTTATCATCTCCATACCCTCGTAATCCTTATCTTGGAATTCCAAGTAAGCTTCCAAGTGAAGAAAATACCGTCACTCCTCTATATGAAATTTCACCTATCTCAGATTTTTCGGATGTGGGAACTACTACATATTTCCATAAAGAAAGCGGAGTATACAGTTATGCATTAACGACTCCATATAAGACACCATATGTGGTAAAATTAGACACTAAGTCGGACTCGCCCCTTGACAGATTGTATGCAAATATTACATTATTAGAAGCGGGTACGGTCACGGCAGTTACAGGAAGAGATACAGGTGATATTCAAGCAACCACATACGCTTCTGGGTCAAATACGACCGGTGTAATTAAGATGGCTAATACGTTTACGTTATTAGGAATCAATGGAGCAAATGAATTAAGACTTAGATTGTATCGGGATGCGGCTGCACGGGACGCAGATATATCCAGACCGTTTACCACAATACCTTCGAGTAGTCAAGGTGTACTATTTGACGGTCTTTTAAACGGACAGCAAGATGTATTTCCACATTTAATGATGCAAACGTCCGATTCCAACATATATTATACAATAACAAATACGACCAGTTCAAGTATATTTTCCGCAATCAGTATCGATTACTTTATTTATGAAGCAGGAAATCCAGCTCCAACCGGATATTTACCACGGCACTATAAGTTTACTCGGGATAATACCACAGCGTTAAAACGTAGAAATTATATTGGAACTGTTGGAACTGATGCGGTTGCGCCGCCTGGATGTCCTTGGGCTCCATGCCCACCATTTGGTACGGAAAATAGTGAGGCGAATACGGTTACGGTCACCACCAACGGAGTTGCGGTCGTTCCTAATGGCGGTATAACCCTCGTATAACCCTAAATAAATTGAATAAAACTTAATTAGTTTATACTTATATTAGATGTACATCACTCAGGAGATATCAGAATATGGGATACCTAAATAAATCCACAATCACGGTGGACGCTATTTTAACTAATCGTGGTAGAGAATTGTTGGCACAAGGTACCGAAGCCGGCCAATTCAATATTACGAAGTTTGCTGTAGCAGACGACGAAGTAGATTATCGTCTTTACAATACCGCCCACCCACTTGGGTCAGAACACTACGGGGATATTATCGAAAATATGCCTGTATTGGAAGCTACCCCAGACGAAACACAAATTATGAGATATAAGTTGGTGACGGTAACGGGCACGGACGCAACAACAGCTGCGGTAGTTATCCCACAAATTACTAATATCAATTATACCTCACAAACGCTTTATTACTCACCAGCGTCGGGACAATCGGCAGAAATTTCAAGTCTTGAACCAAAGACAAGTTACACTGGCGCAGACCCAGACGGATACACATTGATTTTAGCAGACGGCTCTCTCGCCGATGTAACCGTATTAACTCCAAATACGGGTGGTGTTCCTGTGGATGTCAATAGTCGTGGTTCAGTAATCGCCAAGGGCTCGGTATTTAAAATTACCGCAAGAAATAAGACAGGCGAAACCACAGTCAGCGTGTTTGGTAACAACTCTGGAGCAACGTATAATTTTACCCTTTCAACCGTAGCTTCGGCTTAATTAACACTAGGAACACGATATGGCATACCAATATAACATATACACACTGTTCAGTAGAGAAAACGGCGATGTTTCCGAAACGACCGGTACAGAAGTAACTACCGGATTGTGGAGTAGTGATACGGGAAGTTTATCAACCGTATTCACTTCTAGTGTTCAATTCGGAGTATCTGGTGAATATTACTACGATTTGTATAATGCAAATCCAGCAGTCACCCAATCAGCCGAAGTACAATTTTCTGTAGCTTACGGACACGTAAGTGGTGGTGGTTCTCCCCCACTTGATGCGAACGTATTGGGTGGAACTTCAACGCTTCCAACCCAAGTCACATATACACAATATAGAAATATTCTTTTAAATCGTGGAGAAACCAGATTCTCATTCACCTCCGCAAGTTATACAGATGATATCTATGTTATCAACGTATCCCGTTCACGTTTAAAGCAAGCATTAGACCCAGGCAACTGGCAGCTCGGACTTTCTGGCTCAAAAGGTCTTCGCACCTTTATTGATGATAGTGGTCTTGGTACCGCAGTGGTCGGTAACTTGGTGGCAAGTAACGTATACAAAATCCGTTCTGGTTCATTAAGTGCTGGTATTGCAAGTGGAGACAGCAACGTATATGGATTAGTATTCCCAGATTACGGTGTCATTCTTCTCCAACCATCACTTATCAGTTCATCAGTTGGATTCGTAACCGCATCAAACAACGCACGAAGCACACCAAGTGTACCATTTGCTCCATACACAGGAAGTGTAACCGCATACCAATATCAACACGAAGGATTGGTTCGTTCTATTTCTGGGTCAATGGCAGCTAACAGTGCATTCGTCGCTCGTTCGGCTGAATCAATCACTTCTGTAAATTATTTCGTAAATTTAGGAAGTACACGATACAATTACTCAAATAATCCAACTTATTACACTGGGTCAGCACCACAACTCGTACTCCCAGCATTCCGTAATAAGCCAATCTCGTATGTTACAACGATTGGATTGTATAATGACGCAAATGAATTATTAGCAGTAGCAAAGCTCAGTAGACCAGTACAAAAGAGTAATGATAAGGCTGTATTAGTTCGCGTTCGCTTAGATTACTAAACCACTAATCTAGGTGGATTGATATGAGTGTTCCTGTTACAGCGTTTAAAGCACTTAGTCCAGCTGAGTATACAATAACACCATTTCCTGCGTATTCATCATTTAATTATACTTGGGTTTCGGGGTCTACAAGTAACTCTGACGATGTTACCGTTTCATTTGGAAAAAAATACGATACATCAAGTGGGTTACGTGTAGCCGATGATTCACAAGAATTGTTTGATTCTGTTGTACAATCGTTTTACTCACCAGTTGTATATGCATCATATGGTATACAATCGTCATCATACCACCCCACGGGGTCGGTTTATGTGATTAGTGTGACGCAAGATGTGTTCGGCGAAGAAATTAAACCAGGAACATTTAGTGTAACGGTTGGAACATCTGCGTCATACGATGACGGCCGGGGTAATATGTACGTATCACAGTCTGGTACGGGTTATATTATAGGAAGAATTTTTTATGATAAAGGTGTGGCAATATTAAAACCCACATCAAGTATTTCCGGCGGTGGTTTAGTCAGTAATGGTATTTGTATTGTAAGTGGAACAAATGTGAATGTGAATTTTACCTCATCGGTGAAATTTTATGAGCATTCGGTAAAGGCGAAGCTACACCCAACCGATTTTAATTTTTCACTATACAATCTATCGGTAGAAAGTGAGTTACCATTTTACACAGGTTCAACGCAAACTCCGTTACAATCAATGGTAAGTCGTAGTAGAGATCCAGAAAATACTACACATTTAGCACCATATATTACATCAATTGGGTTATATAATGCAAATCACGATTTGTTGGCTGTAGCAAAGTTATCGAATCCCATTCAACGTACATTTGATAGTACTCAAACTATCGTGGTAAAATTTGACACCTAATATGGTGGAGAGCTAATATGAGTTTAGAAAATTTATACAACCAGGCTTCAAACGGTACTTACGTTGGTCGTGTAAAGGCACAACAAGCTACGGATGCCAATACAACGGACGGTGTAAACTTTATGGACGGCACTCGCCGGCGTAATCCAGAACCAGACGAATTCCAAACAGAATTTAAGAGAAACAGAGAAGGTACTTACGCTATTGGTGGAGCTCAAGGAACGGTATCTCCTACCAATAACAAAAATTATGTACTTTCCCGTTGGACTCCAAAATCATTAAAGTTGGCGTTTGAACAAGACGGTCCTGCTTCTTTGAACAAGGGATATTACACTTCTAGATTTAGAACTGCAACATCCCCAAAGGGGTCAGTAATTGTACATAATTACACCCCATTACCAAACCAAACATTTAAGGATAAGAATTCGTCCGCTGCAGCACGTATTGCTTCACAAGCAACGAGTCTATAATATAATAAGAGGTTACGATGAAACCACGTAGTGCAAAAAATAAAGGTAAACGGTTACAAAATGCAGT